AGAAACCTTATCAATGATTTCACTACTAACATCCTTCACAGGGCCGTACACGTATGTCTTAGCAGTAAATGTCAGTGTATATACAAGAGCTCTTCTGGTATCAAAATTTCCCTCATAATCATCCTCCATCTGAATGGTATCAAGGTTGACTGGAACATACTTAACTTCATTCAAGTTACCTAAAAACTTAATAGGAAGTGAATATGCGGGCTGGAAGTACGGTAAGATTTGTTCGACAATCTGTAACATATCATCATTCAACTTTGTCATAATCGAAAGCTGAACTGTCATATTATATGGAACTGGAACGTAGGTTCTTTTTATAGAACCATCTGGTGTTTCAGTTACGATTGTTTGTGTTTGAGTTACTTTTCTACTTGGGTCATATTCAAGATTAGTAAATTCAAAGGACATTCTTGGAAGAGTAACCTGAACTGGACGATTCAGATTTGTCTCTTGTTCCATTCTAGCAAGAAACTTTTGAGTAGGTCCATAAGCAAGAGGAACTTGAATAACACTAAACGTATCATTATCTCCATCTTTATGACGAACCTCTATCCCATTAAAAAGAGTTCCGAATCCAATAATGACGGATCGAAAGACTTCATTGTAAAAATACTCAAACATTATCCTGCTCTATATTATAACTATTTAGATTAAGGCATTCCAAATGGATTGACTTCACTAAAATCAATTAGTTTGTCACCTTCTGTTTCAATAGTATCATTATCTGCAAATGGTGTGACAAAGTCATCTTGTTTTTGTATCATTACCGAATACAGTGCTCCAGATTCAGTTCCATAAATGGGTTCACCTGAAGTAAATTCACCAGACACAATACTAATCTCAAGTTCCAAGGTAGAAGAAGTCCATCTATTGACTCTCGCAGTTGTTCCAGAAGTCGAACCAAGTATAATCTCATTGAACAAATATGTTCCTATACCAACCGTTGCTCCAACTCCAGTAGTTGGATTATCAACAGTTCCATTAATAGGAAGATCTCCAGTAGTATAACCAGTACCAGCATGTATTAGATAGGTGTCTGTAACGTTACCAGCAACGTTAATATAACCAATACCAGTTGCTGACGTACCTCCTCCAACTGGTGGAGAGAAAGAAATTAGTGGATTGGTCAAATATCCAGAACCACTATTGGCAACAGACACACTTTGAATAGTTCCATCTCCAAGTCGTGTTGTCGCAGCTGCTCCTGCTCCAGACTTATTAGTTAAGTTTGTGAATGATACCCAAGGAGCAACGGTATATCCACAACCAGAGTTGGACATATAAACTGTATTGATCTTTCCTCCAGACCCACCTGAGCAATTTACATAATCATTGGTGATAGAAGAAATACCGGCAGTCATAGTTCCACCAGTAGGAACTGATGAGAAACCTACAAGTGGTTCATGGTTGTAGTTATTACCCATATTCTTAATGAATACGTCGGTAACACCACCAACAGCACAAATACTTGCGGTTACTGTTGCGGTAGAACCAGCACCAATCAGCTGAAGAGTTTGGATGTAACCATGATCTTGGGTATTATCATCAATTTTATCGACACCAGTATCAATAACCTCATCTTCGATACGGAACAAACTACAAGTCAGTGTATAAACGTAATTTTTTTGTAATTGGTAGAAAGGTTGCTCATGTTCGACATATTTAATCTCAAATAATCTGTCACCAAGAGGAAAATAAATTAAATCACCTTCTTTTGGTCTTGATGTCAGTTTACCATTAGAAATAGATTTTGCTAAAGGTGAAATATAGTTCTCGTATCTTTCTTTTGAGATAATAATCTTCAAATCGTCATAATTTTGTATTCCAAACTTACTTAAAAGTGTTCCTTGACCACCATATCCTTCATAACTGTCAACATACGCCTCAATTGGGTAAGAGTTATTGAACTCCGATTCAATAACCTCTTTGATAACAGTATTTACAGTCACAAACTGTCTGGGCATGTAGTATACCTCGACACCATACATCCTCAACTGTTCGTTGATAAGATCTTGAACTAAATTTTGTTCAGATTGTGATCCTTGGAGAAAAAATGGATTTAACATATCAGCCAATCATGTCCATCGGTGGAAGTTCATAAGTATTGGACATTTTTTCTCTAATTACTTCTAATTCTTTCTCTGCATCCTCATACATTTGTCTTCCATTCAGTTCAATTCCACCAGGTAACTTAACACCTTGAAATTTCATCATATTTTGGCCCCATTGTCTCTTAATTAGGGATGTAAGGTATGGTTTTAGGAAGGAATCATTCCAAACTCTAGTATAATCTGTACCATCCATGGCTCTGTAGCACTCAATAACCAAGAATTCACCTACTGATACAGTATCATAGTCAATATCAAGATACATTCTATCTTGTCTTTGGTTAAATCTGATATGTTTGTGAGTATTTAAGAGGAAATTCATCGTTTCCAGGTAACTCATAGTCATTGAATATGACAACATGTCATATCCAGAGGCTGCTGTGACTCCACCCCAAAGACCAAACACATCATTTAAGAAAAATTGATATTTTACATTAAACATGCCAGATCCAAGAGTATTATTGAACTGAAAAACCTTTTCAATTCCAATAATATCTGCAGGAACTTGTATAAAATTACTATTTTCGTAGTAAGTGAACGTTGTTGCAGTCCCAACAATGGACGTTGTTGCACTTGTGGATGCAATTCCTGTCTGATTACTTCCTGAAGCACCAGGTGGTCTTGCTTTTCCTCTATCAATATCGTCTTGAGTTAATTGATATTTGAGAAAAACCTTATTTACACCATCAAAATGTCTTTCATTAAACAACTGAACGGCATCATCAACCAAATCTTCAATTTGTTCATCGGCAACATTAATCTCCAAGACAGGATAACCCAACTGTCTCTTACAGTAATCAATTAATTCTTGTCTAGAAGCGGGTTTAGCCATTTATAGAACATTCTTTTTTCTATTTATGTTTGTCCATAAAATGATTAAGCATCATCTTAATTTCACTCAAATCACCCTTAATACTACCAAGTTCATTTTCAATGTCGTTGATTCGTTCCTTATCAGAAGAAAGTTTTTTATGATTTGTCATATACATGTTAAAATCATTTTCATTTTTGTTGATTATAGCATTGGAACGGGTATCCCTAAAATACCCGTCCTTACCTTCAATTGGTAACATGTTCATATTATGCTAGAGCGATTGCACGTAGGTTTCTGATTTGTGGAACAATTGACTGATTGGTCGATGTTCCAATAATCTTGATTCGGAATGATTTGAATGCAGGGAGATTATCATTACTGAATACATACTCTCTGAATTGGTCAATTCCTGGACTTTGAACAATCAAGTCATCATACTTAGGAATGTTTATGTCCGAAGAACCATCATTGTCAACCTGACTGATAAGGTTACCATCGATATCAAAGTTACCATAACCAGGGAATGGAACAAATACAGTTTCAGCTGCCAGTGAATCATCTTGATCTAATGCATAGAATACTCTAACATCGTTATATCTAGAGATATAAGCATCAAGATAAACTTTCAGACCACTTGCTGGATTCTCCAAAAGAACATTCTTACTTACATAAGTGAAGTTATTTGGATCATCAACAGTTGTATTGACTCTAGGATCAGTTGCATAATTTGTAATCGGTGCATTGACTCTGTTGGTCACAAATACAATAGAAGAATTGTCTAGGTCAATTGCTGGTGACAGTCTATTGTCCGAACTGAAGAGGTTAATACCTGCAGTAAAGGACTTATTGCCAGGTTGAGTAGTGAGATATGTGTTCTCATTAATCGGAGAAGCAATCATTCTAGGATCTTCAAAGTAGTTCTTTCTGAAGTTTGTAACTTCTGTATAACCCTTATCAACATAAGAAGCTTCTCCGCCAGAAATACTAGTCTCAGAAATCGTTCTTGCTTGAATGACAACATCAGTTCCTTTTGGTTCAATAGTATTGATCTTAGGAATCATCAAGTTGAAAGGTAAGTTATAAGTACCTTTTACATTAGGACCACCCGCCTTTGCATTAGTTGCAAAGTATCTTGATCCAAAAACAGTACCTGCTGACCTATCAATACCATAATCTGTATCATCCATATCAATCTTGACATTATAATAGTCAAGTCCAATAGGATTTGACTTGGTCACATCTCCAAGATTATGTGTTCTATTGATTCTTCTTAGTGAAACACCATCAAGTTCATACTTATAAACCAAATCAGAAACACTGTGGGTAGTTACCTGACTATCGTCAATACCTCTAGTAATACCGATCAAAGTATTATTAGCAACTCCAGTGTAGGAAATAATTTCTTTACCAATCTTGGCATATCCTGGATTCGTAGTTCCAACACCAACACCTTCAAACTGACCAAAGACATTTGTATTCCCAATACTAATAAGTCCAGTATCAGTTCCAGTGTAACTTACTGTCAGAGTGGAAGGTGAGACATCAGATGCAACATCTGTTAAAGTAACACGGTTGATTCTTGTGTGCATTCCATGATTTCTCTGGAATACTTGCATATGAAGTCCATCACTATTAATCCTAATTGGTGCAACTGGAATTGCATTTCCACCAATACCCGAATTAATTACAGTAGTAATACCTGCCTTATTGATATAAGAGAGTTGTGTTAGAGTATCAAACTCACCCTGAACATTGTCAATAATAAGTTCATTGTTACCAGAAATCTCACTAACTGAGAGTTTCATGTTTCTTCCAAGTTGAGTATTACCAACAGTGAGAGGTCTTAAGACATCACCAATTGAGTAACCCTTACCACCAGTATTAATGGTAGCGCCAACTGCAATACCACCCTCAACATAAATGTCTGCAGTTGCATTTAGTCCATTTCCAGTTATTGAAGTAAGTGCAACACCTGCAAAGGTGTAACCACCTGAAGAAGGTGTATAACCAATACCAGAATTTGTAATTGAAAGTGTTGAAGTTGCAGATCCTGCATAACCAACCAATGTTCCTCGACCAGTTTTACCTACCTGAAGAACAGTGTTACCAAATTCAAGTGATGCCTCTTGAAGTGTGGTTCCAATACCTACACTAATATTTCTAGAGTCGATACTGATAGCATCTTTAGAAATACGAGAAAGTGAAGTTGGAAGTGTTGGGTTGAAGAAACCAACAAAACCTTGTCCCGTAAAGTTTGCTCTGTAAAGACGGAATTTCAGGTCTTCATACTGACTTGGTGTCCAAACAGATGCGTTTTGTGATTTGAATAGTGAACCAAGAATTGGTTGTGATGATACCAATCTCTGTCCAGACTCTGGTCCCAAAGTTGTAACGTCAGGTTCGCCAAGTCTGGAAATCCATATTCTATACTCTATAGAATCTGATAAGAGAACAATAGAATATTCTTTCTGGCCTGCAACATACACAGGTGATTCAAATTCAACTGTTGTCGGTACAGTTCCATCAAGAGACAAGTTAATATCCTTAGGATCAACATCAATTTCAGAATAAGGAAGAATAGTGAGGTTTGGAGTACCAATAGTAGTTTCTCTAAGTTGAACAGTAACAGGAAGTACATCATCCTTTTGACTGAAGAACAAATCAATTTTTGTTATGAATACACCAGTCTCATCATCAACAAAGAATGTTTGTGCAAGAGGATCACGACCAGGACGTGGTCGCCGTGGTGGTGGCGGTGGGTTGATGGTAACATCACTTAGAATAAGACCTTCGCCAGTATCTGATAGTTGTCTACTTTCAGCAAACTCACTATTGACTTCAACTCTTGCATTTCTGAGTGAAAGTGTTACTTCTTGAGTATTATCAATACTACCTTCAGAATAGAAGATCTCTTCACCAGCAGTTGTTGCAAATCCTTCAATAGGACTATTAGTTGGGTCATTAGTAAGTTTGAAGGTAGATCTACCGGTTTCAAATACAGGGTTCTTGAGGTCAGATACATCAGGAACTCTGAATGATCCAATCAATACACCAAGTCTATCTGTAATCAATCTAACAGAATTTACTACTGCAGTTGCACCACTAGTAGCGCCAATAAGAACCATACCAGGTCTAACTCTACCTTCAAATTCTGGTTGATTTTCATTTTGAAGACTAAAGGTATCAACATTCAAAATTGTAGATGTTTCTGAATATGTTGCAGGAACATTATTATTCCTATCATATGGACTCTCTACATAAGTATCAGATGGATTATTGTATGGACCGTACTTATGATTTGAAGTTGCTACTCTGAATGAAATTGCGGGTAAGGTTATTGCTTGAACATCTTGAGTATTACTTGCTGCAGCCATTTCACCATTAACAGTCTCACCTACTACAAATGTTCCACTAGTCATCTCAACTTCCACCAATTTGTTGAAGGTGAAGTTGGAAACATCTACACCATCAAAGAATGGATAAACTTGAGTGAATGGTTTCAGACGTTTTGCAGTAATTTCGATATTACGAGATCTGATGAAGTGAACCAGTTCTCTACTTACAACTCTATCACCAAGAGTTTCATTATTGATAACTTCAGTAACAGTTGATTGTGAACCTGCTCTCTGTTGATCCAAAGAGGTGGTATTTCTAATTGTAGTTGCTTCACCAGATGCACCCCATGGTGCATTAATTCCTGCCTGATTAATTTGTTCCCTAGACAGTTGCCCGCGTTGTCCAGTACTTTCTGTATCAATGTCAACATTGACACCAACTGTTTCCCAAGAGTCCCACTGAACAGGGGTGACGCCAAGTCTAGATCCATCTTCTGCAGTGGTGACTTCTGCTTGAAGTGCCGAAGCAATTGCCTCAAATGCACCTTCATTTTCTACCACTCTAGTTTCTAGTCTATTGACATCAATCCAGATGTCAACATCCGGCTCAAGAGAAATAGAACCATTCCAGAATTGAACCAGGTAAGGAGTTACACTTTCAGTTCTAGTTGCAAATGGTTGCACTAACCAAGAAGAGTCTGTATAATCAAGAAGTACTGTTTGTCCTTTTCTCTTAACACCTTCTGCAACAATTTTAGCAAATCTAGAATCCTGATTTGCTTGAGTTGTAGTTCCAATTCCTGTAATTGCGGTAGATGCAACCTCCAGATTGATTGCAGTCGTATAATGAGATGGTCTCAGAACTCTGTTCTTAAGATCAACACTATTTTTAACACCAATAGTAGTATCCTGGGGATTCAAAGTAGAGAAGTTATCGATAAAGATTCCACTCTTAAATCTGTTCAGACCATTTGAGTCAGGAACAAAAAGATTTAGTGTATTAGTTTCAATCAAACTTAGAGAACTATAGTACTCAAGACTCTTAATTCTCTGCTCTAATTTAGAAATATCTCTCATCTGATATCTCTTATGTTGTACAACAGATACTCTTGCAGTTTCTGTTGTGTAAAGATATGCTGGGATGAATATGTTTGCAATGTTCAAAGAACCACTAACTTCATCAGGAAGTTTTGGATCATCTGATGGAGTACCATACTTAATACTCAATCCACCATCTGGAGAAAGATAAACTCTATCAGCTCTTCCAAGATAATAATTATAATCAAGTGTTATTGACTCATCTGATGCAATGACATTTTTTGAACTATGTTGGCCAGTCACACCACCGTCAAAATCTCTTCCGTAGAACTCAAGTGGAGATCTAGAGTTTGCAGTGATAGAGTAATCTTTTACTCTTGGTCTTGCATCAACTATGTCAGTGTTTCTAACTCCATCAAGTGCATTAATTTCTCCATTATATTCAAAAGAATTATAAGAATTGACAACTGTGATGTCACCAGTGTCAGCAGAATCATAGAATGCCTTAGAGTAATAAACTCTCAACTGCCTTACAGGTGAATTAAAACCTGGTTTCCTTACTAGTCTGGAGTAGTCGTAAATGGTCTCTCTTTGACCATTATCGAATGTATATTGATCTGTAATGTTTCTGGATCCAGAATCAAATGTATCTACAATTCCACTTACACCAGATTGACTAAACTGAACAACCTCATTTTTCTCAAAAGAAGTACCATTCAAATAAATGAATCCAACAGTAGTATCAGTTTCTCTGGTCAGGTAAATTGCCTTTGCGCCACTAATAGAACCTGTAACAGTTTCACCAATGATAAGGTCGTTTGTTGTGGCAGTAGGACCATCGAGTGATCCTACAGTCATAGTTGGTGATATTGCTACACCTGTATCATTAGATTCAAAAATACCGTGAATCTTGACAACATCAGGAACATTCAATGAAATCACAGAGTCTTGAACTCTGGTTCCAAATGGATAGTTGCCATAGGTAAGACCATCATTCAGACTAGTACCTGCAAAACCTGTATTTGTACCAGATGCAGAAAGTTTAGACTTATCAACAATAAGACTATTTGATATTGATTTTCTCTTAACCTTAGCCGTAACAGAACTCTTTCTTAAAGTCGTGATCAGAATTGTTCCTGCGGTATCTGCACCAGAAAGACCAATAATTTGAATTGTAGTGGAACCATTGGTGAGAATAACCTTATCAGAAGTTAGAACTTCGGTGGTTCCATTAGAACGAATAAGAATGTATCTTTCTTCATCAAATGGTAAGAAGGTTTCATTTGTTCCTGCATCAATTGCTGGAGTCTCTCCTTGAGCACTAATTGAAGTTTGGAACTGTTTTCTAATAACAATATTGGAGGATGAAAGATCAACAGAAGATAGATTTTTCTTGGGGAAAATACTATAAAGAGACTGATTAGTGGATTCATTTCCACTTCCAAAGTTTCTTTGAATCTTACTATTGACAATTGCTAAATCATTTACACTAGTAAGTGTAGAAGGAACAGAACCTTCGACAACACCAGTGACTGTAGCAACACCGACAATTTTTAAAGCAGATCCACTATTCTCAGTAATTCTACCAAGAGAAGGAACTGAACTGGAAATTGTGGTATATTTTACTAGATTACCAACAGTAGCAATACCAATAAAGGATGTTCCTGCAGTTGTAATAGTTGAGACACCAGTCGCGGTATCACCAGCAGTCAAGGTTGCATTTCCAATAACAAAATTGGATTTTGGAACAATATTAGCGGTAAATGTATTTGCTGCACCAACAATACCATAAACTGACTGAATATCAGAGTTACCATATGATCTAGAATCAATTACATATCTGTCATTATCCTTGACACCATTAAATACCAGGTTTTCTCCAATAAAGAAGTTACCTTTTACATTATATGCAGTAACAGCAGCTCCTGCACTTACTGAACTTCTAAGATATGCGGAAGCACCACTAGATTCACCTTGAATGAAGGTTGGGAGGGCAAGAGTTACGTTCTCATTGACCGTAAGTTCGGTATTTGTCTGAACATCGAACAGTGAAAGGTCCCACTTATTCAAATTTGCATTAGTAGTGTCATAAGAACCCGATTCTAAGGCAAAATCATAGATTCTTGCAACACCAATTTCCTTACCACCAGCTGTTCCATTGGTTTGAACTCTTTGATCTCTGAGACTTATAGTATTTGAAGTATTAAAACCAATTGTTGCAGATCCAAATACAGTGTTGACTTCAAAGGTAGGACCAAACCCAAAGTTAATGGCTTGATTTTGAAGTAGACGTGTAGTTCTTGGTTTTGGACAATCAATAAGAGTGGTAGATCTGGTCTCAACCTCAAAACCTTTCACATATGCCTTACCAGGTGAAATTCTGTAAATTGCGAGGTTTTCATTAGGAACACTACCCTGAGCAGTTGTTTGGCCCTCTTCGTAAATACCTCTATTTCCTTTACCATCATTTAAACTATCTCTTAAAGAGGTAGTAAACTCTTTAATATAATAGTTACCAGATTCGTCATAAGTTCTTCTGGCAAGTTCTTGGGCCAGAATATTATATTCAGTTTTATTGACATCTGATCTTAATTTACCATCAATAACTTCAGATAACTGAACAAAGTTAATATCTTCAAATTCATCTAAGGGTCTCTTTGTGAGAATTGCACTAATTTTAAAGCGATCGGCCCCTGGAGCACTATAATTATTAAACCCTTGAGCATTATCTGTAAGAGTTGGATCTACATCAGAAGAAACAATACTTTCCGTTACTTGCAGACCAATTCTATAATTTGGTTTGTTTGAATATTGATCAAGAATCAAAATTTGATCGTATACATCAACAAAAGTACCTCTTAAGAAGTACACACCATTATTCAGAGTAAACGCTGAACCCTTCGCAGCTGCATCTGTTGAAATTGTATTTGCAAAACCTTCACCGGCAGAGATGAAAGTTGTTGCGTAGTTAATATTGACTTCTGTTACTAGAACTTCATTATCAAAGAAAGTCTCAGTTGCAGCATCTGTACTTGCAGAATCAAAATATGTAACATATAATGTATAATTTCCCCTATCCGACTCTTTATTTGTAATATATTTAATAACTTTTGCGGTTACACCAGAATCTCTACCACTAATCTTCTGTCCAATCAACTGATCAAGATATAATGCAACAGGAATTCCAAGAAATTCTTCCTGAATCTGGATAGCGTAAAATGTTGAGTTGTAAGTGACGTTACCAGGAATTACCTGAGCACCTTCTTTAAACAGGTGATTACCTACATCTTCAACTTGATTCTGAAGAACAGATTGAAGATTATTGAGTTCTCTCGCCTGAACGGGATATCCAGGTTTGAACAATACCTTATAATAGTTACTCTGAGGATCGAAATCATCAAAATAAGGAGCAACGTTGAGATTAGTTTCCTGTGGCATAATTCTTTAGAACTGCAAGATAATCTTTACATCTTCTTTCTGTGAGGAAGACCTTGTTACGGAAGGTCTATTGTCAAGGAAAATAATGTTTCCAGAGTATTTCTGAGACTCTGGTAGTGAAACACCATTAGTGAAGGTTTGACCAAGATAGTATGTACGACTATTTAGAACGGTTGAGACGCCGGTAAAAACAGTGTCAATACCTAAATTAGAACTTCCTCCAACAATTGTAAAACTACCACCAGTAGTAGTATTGCTGGTAAATCTGTTCATATTAAATCCATATGTTGGATCAGGATTTAATGAACCATTGGTACTAAAACCGGCAGTTGACTTATCCTGCCAGTACTTCAGAACACCAGTAACTTGATCATATGAAACAACTCTACCAACAGCAGTTGATCCAAGACCAACTGTTTGAGTGATGTATGCATCCTGAGTAAATGTCACTGAACTATAACCAGCACCAGTCAATCTAAGGGCATAAACTGCACTAGCCTTATCAAGTGTAAGATTTGAACTCGAACCCTGTGCATATGGATTTTCTACAAGTCCTACAGACGCAAACTGGTTACCAGTGATAAAATCTGGATTTTCAGTATCATTTTCAAATCTAGAATATGTCAGAACGTTATATGCACCTAGTTCTCTATAGATATCAGCACCATGACCACCTTGTGGTGGGA